CCTGGCGCGGCTCCGGGGCCTTCAACCCGATGAAGGCCTTGACCTTCCCCCAGGCGCCCGCGAGCCTTTGCGTCAGCCTCCGCCCGGTCCCGCCACCACCGTTCCCTCGCTCCATTTTTCTCCTCCTCAGACCATCCACACTCACAGCCAAGGCCCCATGCCTCGCACCGTGCGCCATCCCAGGGCGGCCTGGTCTGAGTCACCTGACCCGGACCACCCGGCCGTCCACCACGTCCACTCCCGGAGGGAGATGCAACACGCGTGCCTGAATCCTGCGGCGCCCGAACCGGACGCCCTCCTGGTGCCTCCGCATGAACACGTCCAGGTGGAGGCCGTGGACCTTGGAGCCGGTGCTCTCGCATACCATCGGTCCGGACTTCCAGCTCCACGCCCCAGGCCTCTCCGCCGGGACCTCGAGCTGGAGCACGGCGCCCAACAGCTTGGGGTCACACGCCAGGGTCCGGCCCACCACAGGAGGAGTCCCGGCCTTCGTGGGCGCGCCCAGCCATCGAGGGCCGACGCACAGCACACAGGCACAGAAGGCCGTCACCAGGAAGGTGATGGTCACAGGTCCAGCTCCCGCGCTATCAGCTCGAGCGTGGCATCCACCACGCTCCGCGGGTCCACCGCCTCCTCGAGGGCTACGGGCAGCACACGCCTGGTGACGTATCGCGGGCCGCGCCTGGCGGTGAGGGACAACACGCCCAGCTCGGTCCTGATGACCAGCTCCTCGAATCCGAACCGGGCACGGAGTTCCGGCATGTCCATTCTCGCCAGCAGCCTCACGCCGCACCTCCTTCGACACAGGACCCAGAGCACACCACCAGCTCCTCCGCACTCTTTCGGAGTAGGGCCTGGAGGTCCAGGGCAGTTTCCTCGGGCATGACGCCCGCAAAGGGGCGGCGCCCCGGTTCGTGAAAGGCCACGCGGAACATGCCTCCTAACAGGTCCCCCGTGATGCACCCGAACCCGTACCCCGGATGCAAAAACGCGTCTCCCACTTTCATTGGGCCCCGCACATGGAGCACGGGACCGGCGCCCCAATCGCTGCGTTCCGGGAGCAGTTTGGGCACAGCCAATGCTCTGGCGTCTCGTCCCATCTCCGCCTCACCTCCAGAATCTCCCCAGGAGCAGGGAGCGCCTGGACAGAGGCTTCCCCACCTCCACCGCGGAGGCCAGGGCCACGGCCACGCCTGCGACCACCTGGCCAGCGGAGGGCGCGGCCTTCTCCTGGCGCACCTCCTCCACCGCGTCCCTCAGCCGGTTCATGGTGGCCGCGGTGATGATGTCCCCGTTTTTGAAGACGGGCAGCGGACCCGGGACCGCCACTACTTGGCCCCCAGGGCCGCGCCCAAGGAAACCTTGTGCCACTTCCCACCGATCCCGTACCGGATCTTCCCAACGGTGATGCCCAACGCGAACCGCCACCCGTTGCGGAAGAGCGCCAGGGCCACACGCTGACGGATGGGGCACGGCTTCGTCTGGATGCTCACCTGGTGGCGCCGGCCTCGAGGCCTCTTCCGCTTCATCGGGTCCTCGTCCAGAACACGCCCGACACCATGGCCAGGGCAAGGTAAACGAATCCCGCGGCCACCTTCCATCCGTAGTGGTCCGCGATGCTCACGAGGTAGCACGCGAAAACTCCCGCGGCCACCGCGAAGGCCAGGAGCGCGATGAGGGTATCAACAGCTCGGCGGCGCGTCATGCCTTCCTCCTGGACAGCCTGGCCACCTGGCGCAGGGCGTAGCGGCGGCGGTACTTGTGGTCCTGGACAGGCGCGAGGTAGAGAGACGTCCCGGGGCTCCGCAGTACCGCCCGGTCAATCCGCTTCAGCATCCTCCTGGAAACGGTAAAGGAGACGTCTCCGAAGGAGACAAGGTTACTGATGACATGGCACATGCCCTGATAGCGCGGCTCCTTGAAGTAGTGCGCCAGGTATTTCCAGGCGGACCGTTCCGTCATCATGACAACACCTCCTTGACAGTGCGTAGGAAGAAGTCCATGGGAAACGACGGACCCGGGTCCCAATGGTCACCATGACCTGGAAAGGCCAGGGACGCCAGGTTGTGAGTGGTGATGCCCCGGCCGGTCTGGAGCCGGAGAATGTCGTGCGTCACCAGGACCGGGGGAATGTCCCAGGCCTTGCACAGGGCCGCCACGAGGTCCGCGGCTCGGCGCACGGTCAGGCTCGAGTCCGCGTCCGCCCACTGGGCCGCGGATTGCTTGGCCTCGCCGCACAGCTCAACACCGATGCCCCGCCCGTTCACGCCCCACGCGTGCCACGCCGCGGCCTGGGTGGGGACGCACTGGATGACCTCCTTGGGGTCCACCACGTAGTGGGCGGAGGCCCGGCATCGGGAGTCCTGAAACCACGCGGCCACGGCGCGCGCGGACCCCGCGTACTCCTTGCCCTCCGTGGAGTGCAGGACGATGAGGTCCACGCGTGTCCGCCCGAACTGCGGCCCTTGATTCTCACTCTCGAGGAGTGGCACCGTCGCCAGGTCTATCACTTCGCTGCTCTCCTTCGGATTGCGCGGACTGCGGGGCGGTGCATCCATAGCCCCAAGCATCCCGGCTCACACTCTTTCCCCTCCGCCATCCGACGAACGCGGGCCAGACACTCCGCGGTCCAGTCCACGCCCCGCATGGTGATCCATCCGTAGGGGACCCAGCTGACGGTGTTGAACGTGCCGGCTGCGTCATAGGCCGTGTACCTCATCCCCGCTCCAGTCCGGCCCACAGCTCTTTCCTGTAGGGCTCCTGTGGGCCTTTGGGCAGATCAAGGCCCAGGCCCAGCTCCTCTATCAGAAGGGGGATAGTGACGTCAATGGCCACATGGAGGTCCACGTCCCGGAGGCGGTATGCCCGTCCGTGCCAGAGTCTGTACTCGAATCCGAACAGACACTGGCCGGCAAGCACCGGAGTCCAGCCCCCGCCAACGTGATCCTCTACCTCCAGGACCCCAGTGGGGAACCGCTCTTTCACCGCGGCCAGCAGCTTCGACACGAAGAGGTCCCTGGCCTGGTCCTCCGTGCGCTCCTTCTCAGCTTTCAGCCGCGCCTGGCTGAACCGCTCCATGTGAGTCATGCTCTTCACGCCTACTCCTCCTTCCTCACAAACGGCAGGACCTTGTTCGTGGTCACGGGCACCGCGGACCGCTCCGGGGGATTCAGGACGTACACCGCAACGCCCTGGACCAGCTCCATGAGGTCCCACCGCTCAAGGGCCGCATCGTGCGACCGGAGTAGGGCGTGACTCGCGGGCGCCCGGTCCAGCCGCGGAGGGACGGCCTCGCGGACCGGGGTCATGAGGTGCCGCGGCGCCGGGAGCTGCACGGTGTAGCCCCGCGCCATGAGCGCCACGTCCACCCGCCGCGCGTCCCTCGAGAAGACGCACACCGCCGTACTCCCGGAGGCCAGGGCGGCCACCTGGTAGCGCGCGCTCCGCTCGAGGTCCCCCACACCCTGGGCCCACTCCACGTCCGCGGAGCTGAAGGCCCCGTCCGGAGCCTGGACCGAAACGCGGACCCCGTTCTCGATGACGGAAAACATCACGGAGGTCCCCTCCGGGCATCCCTGTAGCACCCTGGCCAGCCTCTTCATGACTTCGTCTCCTCCTGCTCTAGATACTGACGCCACGACGGATTCCGCTCCAGCTCCCACGCGCCGTTCCGCGCCACCTGGGCGCGGATGCACGCGGGGCACGTCACGCCTCGAGGGAGGACGGACGCGCGGCCAGGGTAGGACTCCCCGCACCGAATCGCGTTCGTGAAGGGGTCCCGGAGGTGAACCGGGCTGACGTCCTGGCACCCGGTTCCGAAACAGACAGGGCACCGTAGCTGGTCCGGGCCGGGAGGTGCGCCACTACCTCCGCACGTGTTGCACGCCCGCGTCATCTGAGCACCACCGCTCCGTTAGGTCCTCGCTCCACGATGACGTCCCGGCCGGTGTCCTTCTTGAAAAAGCACCGGAAGCAGAGGCCCCCTACTCGAGGGCGCCGCGTCTTGTACGTCACACCACAGGCGCAAACGGCCTGGACCAGAGGACGCGGAGCACATCGGACGCACGTTGCGGCCTCCGGGACCTGGGTGAAGCGGAGCGTGCCGCGGTTGTAGCTACCACACACGGCCTCCCGGTAGTCTCCCAGGTGCTCCGTTCCCCTCTTCAGGAGATGGACCCGCGGCTGGGGGGTCATCGGCGGCCCGCCTGGAAGGACCCGCCGCAGTCGTTGCACGTGGCGTGGAAGTCATCCCGGGCCACGCGGACCTTGATGCCACACTCACAGATGAAGAGGCGGAGCCGGGAGCCGGGTTTCGCGGAGCTGGCCGGGGCGAGGAGCGCCGGGTGAGGGTACGCGGGCAGGCGCTTCGCCAGGGCCTCGAGCTGGAAGGTCAGCTGCTCCGTGCTGGGCGTGGACGTCCAGGGCTTGCGGAACCCGCACGCCTTGGCCACCTTGACGAAGCCTCCCTTGTGGCCCTCGCCAGGGGTGGCCGCGTGGATCAGCTCATGGAGCAACGTCTCGAGCACCGGCAGGACCGCGGACAGCTCCGGGCTGATGAAGATGTGCGCGAGGCCGTCCGCGGAGGCGGATCCTTGCCAGCACTGCCCAATCGCCTTGCGACCACCGCGGGACCCCTTGGGGAACCCGACGCTCACGTGGGCGTCCGGGACCGTGGTGTTCGCCCGGGCGCTCACCAGCTCCCGGAGTTCCGCCGCCGCCATCCTCAGCCACTCTTCTCTGGTCATTCTCGCCTCCATGCCGTTCTTGAATGCAGGACGCGTGCCAGCCGTAACTCGTTTAAACATGGCGAACCGGGGGCCTCGAGGGCGACAAAAAACGGCGCAGTGACAACAATTGTTGTCACGCGGGATACTCCTCCCGGGGGAGGCCGGCGTCCGCCAGGTACTTGGGCCAGCAGCTCCGGCAGATTCCATGCGAGGTCCCGCCGTCCTGCTCCGGGGCGCACGGCACGGCGCCGTACACCGCGCGGCACACACAGCACGCCACGGCCAGCTTCGGCACCGTGTAGGCCAGGACCAGGTCACCCTTCGCGCGGAGGAGGACGCACCGCAAGCACTCCACCAGCTCCGCGTCCGTCACCAGGGACGTCAGGCGCACGGCGGCCGGCTGGCCGCAGGCGCACGCGGCCCCGGACGCGCGGGTCACGTACCAGGACGGGGCGCTCACGCGCGGGGCTCCGGAAGGGACGGGAGGCCCAGGGCGGCCAGGTACGCCTGGCACTCGCGGCGGAAGGGCTCCCGGGACTTGCAGTCCGGGCAGTCCACGTCCAGAGGACTCCGGGTCACCCGGGTCCCGCCCACGGCCCCGCACAGGGCCTGGGAGCCCCACGCCAGGTGGAGGAGGGCACGCCTGGGGACTGCAACACCACAGATGTCGCAGACCGCGTGTCCTTGCCAGCTGAGGTGTTGCTTCCACACATGAAGGTGCGCTGGCGTCTTCATTCCTGGCCCTCCCTCATCTCGCGGCGTTCACGCGCGGTGAGCGCCTTGGGCTGGAGGATCCGGCGGCGCCGGGCCTCGTCCGTCACGAAGGCCACCTGGGCCGCCAGGACCTGGTCACCGGCCAAGGGGCCCGCGGCCAGCTTCGCGGACGTCTCCAGCCACCGGAGGATTTCCAGGTTGGAGGTCAGCGTGATTCCGTTCCCGAAGGGGTCACTCATGCCCTTCCCTAATGCAGCATCCGTGCCAGGCCTCGAGGCCCGCAAGTCCTTTGTTTGCGTCTCCACCCACTCCTCCGGGCTGACACTTTTTGGCGGAGTGACAGCAATTGTTGTCATGTACCGCCCTGGAGGGGCGAGGACACCAGGGCCCAGAGGCTTCACAGGAGCCCCTGGCCGTCCAGGAATAGGAGGACGTCCGACAGAGTCCGGAGGGAGTCCTGGAAGAACGTCCGGCCGTCAATCACCAGGGTCCAGCACCCACGGGACCGACACGCGGTCCACCTGGCCCCGCGGTAGACCTCCACGCCACCCTCGAGAGAGTACTCATACCGCGCCAGGGTCCCCCGGCCGCCGGGGACCATGACGCGGGTGTAGCGCACGCTCACGAGGCCGCCACCTCAGCGGGGACACGGTCCAGGAACCGGGCCTTGGCCGGGCGCTTTCCGAAGGCGAAATGGGCGTCACGGTCGGACCGGGTCAGGGTGACCGTCATGGCAACGCGGGCGCCCTTCAGCTCTCGGCGGAGGTTGTCGTCCGCCCAGTCCGCGTGCAGGGCCTCAAAGAGGGAGCCGGGGCACGTGACCCACGCGGCCCAGGAGCCTTCCGGGGTCTGGACCTTGATGACCAGTTTGGTGACCTCAGACCCGTACGCGAATCCGGGCTGGGTCTTCACGGACACCACCGTCCCCTCGATTTCCAGGCGGCCCTCCGGCGCCGGCACCTTGGCCTCCTCCACCACGGGCGTCAGGAGCTGCTGGGCCAGCTTGACCGCGTAGGCCTCCTGCTTCTCGGAGAGGGACCCGAACCGGAGCAGCTTGCCGTTCATGTCCTGGAGGATGCTGTACGCGCGCGCCTGGACCTTCTCCTGGAAGGACAGGGGCTCCGGCTCCTGGTCCTCCGCGATGCCCACACCGTAGCCGTGGAGGCGCGCCACGAGGCGCTGGGCCGCGTCCGTCTGTCCCAGTTCGAGGGCGGCCTCCAGCTCCGGCTTCGCCGCGAGGTACGCGAACCGGGCCGTCTTGCGCTTGCACTGCTGAATCGCCAGGGCGCGGCGGGCCGTCTCCTGGACGTGCCACGCGGCCCACTGGGAGCGGTCCGCGAGGAGGGAGTACTTGGAGGAGCAGTCATGCCCCATGCGGAGGTACTGACCCGTGGGCTGGTGAAACCACACGTCCCCGTTCCGGAAGGTGGCGCCGCACACCTGGCACCGGGACTCCTCCGCACCGAAGGACGGGTGCTGGAAGAAGGGGGCGCCGGACCGCTCGAGGCCGGCCAGGCAGCAATCCAGCTGCTCGGAGTGGGGCGCCGGAGCGCACGTCATCCCGTATTCATACGTGTTCCCGTCCGCGTCCATCACGGGCAGGGAGTAAGAGAGGATGTACGTGTAGTCACACGGCATGATGGCGCCGGGGCGGTGTGGGTCGGTCCGGACCTGGGCCTTCATCGGAGTCCCGCCGCGTTCATGGCCAGGGCCTGTTCGTGGAGGCCGTTGAGGCGCCCTAAGGCCTCGAATTCCGCCGACACGCGCGGAGTCTTTGCCAGCTTCATCTGTCGAGCACTCGTCCACTTCGCCTTGCGTCCCATCCTCCGCCGTGCCTTGCTCTTCATGCCTCCTCTCTATTGCAGGACGCGTGCCAGGCCGTAAGTCCTTTGTTTCTGAACCGCCGGGGGAGGCCTGGGACAAGAATTGTCAGGCCCAAACGTATAATCAACGACTTAGCCGTACTCAATCCGATACACGGGTCCGACACTTCTTGTCAGTCCTCCGCGAAGAGGGGGCCCGCGATGCGGCGCCGCGCGATGGCCGCGTACTCCGGGTCCAGCTCGAGGCCCAGGAATCGGAATCCCTCCGCCAGGGCCGCCACTCCCGTAGACCCGGACCCCATGAACGGGTCCAGCACCAGGCCTCCAGGAGGGGTCACGAGACGGCACAGCCACCGCATCAGGTCCACCGGCTTGACGGTGGGGTGTGCGTTCTTCCCGGCATAGTGGCGCTCACCACTGCTGGCCTTGGAGGTGTAGAAGAACCTCGAGGCACCGTCACTCCTGGCGTCCAGGCTCGAGGCCGCCTCCGCGTCCAGCACCAGGTTCGCGGGCCACCTTCCGATGACGTCCTTGGCCTTGGCCTCGTCCGTGGTGGCATACCCCCCGTAGGCCTTCTCCGGGGCTCCCATGGGCTGATTCGTCCGGGCCTCCGTCCCGATGCGGCACCCGTCCACGTTGAGCGCCCCGGGCCCGTGCTCCAGGACGTTGGCGGCCACCGTTCCCTCCACGGGCCTCCTGGCCAGGACGATGGGCTCCCAGGCGGGCTTGAGGGCTGTCCCCCATCCTTGCCACCTCGAGGCCGCCTCCGTCACCGCCTCCGGGCCCGCCACGGTGTGGTCCGGGTCAGACATCCAGGGCCGGAGGTTCCCCGCGTTGGCGTGGTAGGCCGCGGCGGCGCTGGCGGGTTTCGTCCGCTTTCGCTCCGCCCCGGCCGCCTTGTCGATGGCCTTGGACACGTCCAAGGACTTGGGGAACCCAGACCCATACAGCCACATCAGGCAGTCCCGCACCTCGAGGCCCGCGTCCTCGATGGCGCACGCCAGGCGGTGGTAGGTCCTGGTCCCCCCGAAGGCCACCAGGTGACCCCCCGGCTTGAGGACCCGCAAGGCCTCCACCCAGAAGGGCACACCAGGGACACCGTGGTCCCACTCCTTGCCCATGAAGGCCAGGCCGTACGGCGGGTCCGTGACGATGGCGTCCACGCTCGAGGCCTCGAGGCGCGGCATGAGGGCCCGGCAGTCCCCCACCTGAATCTCCATCACAAGGCCACCTTGTCCTTCCAGTTTCGGCCCACCTTGGAGTCCCACAGGATCTGGACCCGGAGCTGGGTCCGCTCCGGCTGGCGGTTCAGGATGTCATCGCATCGGCGCGCGGCCTCCTGGTCCGGCACGTCTCCCACCACCTCGTCATGGATGGTCATTCGCATCGTGAGGCCCAGGGCCTTGCGCTCACGGTACAGGTCCACCAGCTTTTCCTTATTCACGTCCGCCGCGGTCCCCTGGACCACCGCATTGAGGGCCTTGTGGAGCCGCGGGCACGCGCCACAGGACTCCCGCCGGCCCTGCTCATCCTTGCTTGGGCCAGTCCACCCGTGCCGCGGGCACGCCTTGAACCGCGCCCTACGCCCCAGGACCGTCCGCACGTAGCCCCGGCTCTCCGCGGTAGTGGCGGCCTTGCGGAGCGTACCCTGGGCCTCCGGAATCGCCTGGCGGTAGGCCTCCACGATTTTCCGGGCCTCCTCCACGGTGACGCCCAACATCCGGGCGTGTTTGTCCACACCGCCCCCAAAAAGGTTCATGAAATTCAAGGTCTTGATTTCGCGGCGCGTGAAGGACACATCAGGCCGCGCGGCCCGCGCAATCGGGCCCGTGATGTCATCGTGGAAGTCCACCTCCGGGTCCTCGAGGTAGACCCCCAGCATTCGGTCACTCACTTTGGTCCGGGCCGCAATGTCCGCGAACACCCGGTACTCAATCTGCTTCGCGTCCGCCGAAAACAGGAGCCGGCCCTCCGGCGCCACGTACAGCTCCTTCACCTCCGGGGACACCTGTTGGATGTTGGCGCCCTCGTCTCTCGTGGCCTTGGAGCAGCTGAACCGGCCCGACACGGTCCCGCCTCCGTCGTTGCGGAGCTGGTGCAGGCTGAACCGGAGCAGTCCGTCCGCCTGCACGCTGGCACTGTAGGGGACGACGAACTTGGACCTGAAGTCCTTGGCCGCGCCGGCCTCCCTGATGGCCTCCGCCACCGGATGCCCCGCGGCGGCCAGGCACTCATCGGAGAAGGACAGCCGGCCCGTTTTCTCGTCACGGAATCCCGTGAGAGGAATCTCCGCGGCGCGGTCCTCCCAGACCTTGACTCCTGCACGCTCGAGGACGGCCAGGACATCCGCGCGGACATCGGGATTGACTGCGCGGCCCGTCAGCCGGCGGAGCGCCTGGTGCGCCGCGGCCTCGCGCGCCACGCTCTCCACGTCCCACGCCCTCAGCTTCTCCACATCAATGAGCGCCGCGTTTCGCTCCATCTCCACGACGACGGGCAACACGTCACGCTCGAGCTGGAGCACGGGGCCCAGGTGTTGCGCCTCGAGCAGCGGACGGAACCGGTCCGCCAGGCGCAGCACCAGGGACGCGTCCTGGCGTCCGTAGGGTGCTATCTCCCACTCCGCGTACACGTGGGCGCCGCGCTTCATATCGAGGCCCTGGACTTTTCCGGCGCCCAGGTAGTCCTGTGCGATGCCCTCGAGGCTGAAGCCTCCTGTCACCACACCGTCCACCGTCCGCGCCCAGCCGCGGTGGTCATCGAGGAGCGCCACCTCGTGGCCCACGTCTCCCAGCTCGAGGGCCACGTCCGCGAGAGCACGCCCGGTCAGGACTTCGAAGTGGTGCGCGTCAAACTGAGTGTTGAGTCCCAGGACCACCTTCCCGCGGAGGCCCTGGTCACTCACCAGCCATCGGACCGCCGCGTCCTCGGAGACGCCACTCCCGTCCTTGGCCGCCCAGCTCACGTACCTGGACCTGACGTGGGAGTCCTCGTGCCACGAGATGGAGAGGCCGATGGGTTTGTCTCCGGCCCACCAGCGGAGGCCGGTGGTTTCCATGTCGAAGGCCACCGGTCCGCGAACGCGTGAGAGGTCCGGGAGTGTGTCGGGCACCCAGTCCGCCGGGCGAGGCCCCGGGACGTGAGGCGCTATCACGTCCAGGGGTGTGAGGTCAAACAGACAGGCCTGGGTCATCGTATCCACTCGAGGAGGAATGCACCGCCATCGAGAGGCACAACACGAAGGCGCCGCCCACGGTCGGATGTTGTCTCCACCCGTAGCGCACCCGGCCTGTCAAAGAACACGGTCACAGTTTCATGCGCTCCTTCCTGGAAAGTGAGAGTACTCTCCGCGTGAAGGTCCAGAGACGCCACCGCCTGGTCTACGTGGATGCGCCTCTGGACCGGCATTCTAGAGCGATGCCTCCGTGGCCACGGTCACGGGGCGAGGACGTGCGTGTGTCCGCGGGAACGTCCTCTCGATGCGCGAGTGCTCCGCCACGGCGCGGTATCCGAAAGAGCGGAGCCGCGAGTGGATGTAGTAGATCGTGGTCCGCGGAAATTCGAAAGCGCCTTCACCGTCCGTCTCCTGGACGAGAGGATGCTCCGGGAAAAACAGCGCCCGAAACGTGAGAGCGAAGGCCGCGGTGTTCTGGAGCGTGCCGTCCTCGCCGCGCCACATGCGGCCCCGACGTCCGCGGATCTTGCCGATGCCCAGGTGTGCCGCGGTGAGGTACGCGTCAGAGTGGGCCACCACCAGCGATTCGCTGGGCGCGAATCCTCGCGCGCGGTTCTCCTCGAGGGCGTCCTGGTGCGCCGCGTTCATGCTGCGCGCGCTGAAGGGCAACGCTCGCACGGTGCGAGGTTTCCGTGGAGTACTCTCGACCCACACCCCGCGCTCCTCGCTGTACTCCAGCGGATTCTTCACGATTCGGCCTTGTTTCAACACATTCCACCTCCAGTACCGAAAGCATAGCAACGCCCGCGGGACGTGTCAAGCGTAGACTTTCCACAGAAAGTTTGTTAGGATGCCTTTGTCATTTAGAAAGGAGGTCCCAATGGTGGACCTGGAAGGATATGTGATGGCGCGTGACCTCGCGCTACACGCTCACGCGGCGGCCAAGGAAAACCGCGTCAGCGTTGCTTCGTTTGCTCCTCACCTGGGCGTGTCGGAGGCATTCCTCTACATGCTCCTGGCGCAAGCACACGCGCCCCGCACCCGCGCGAAGGCGGTGGACCGTCTCCGCACCACCGGGGAAAAGCTGGCGCAGCTCACCGGCTACCAGGGGGAGGTGTTGGACCGCGTGACCGTAACGTCCGCGGCGGTGGCCCAGTGAAAGCGGGCAGCATCACTCCGGGGGACGCCGCAATCCTGGCCCTCCGTGAGCTGAACAGCGCCACGCGTGCCTTCGGTCCGTTCAACACTCCGCACGAGGGATGGGCCGTGCTCCTCGAGGAGGTGGATGAGCTGTGGGACGAGGTGAAGCTGAAACCCAGCAAACGCTCCGTGGCGCGGATGCGGAAAGAGGCCATCCAGTGCGCGGCCATGGCGCTCCGGTTCGTGATTGACTGCTGCCCTGAATGATTCCCGCCCAGCTCCAGGCCCGGCACCAGTGGATCGTCTGGGCACTCAAGGACGGCAAGAAGCCCCCCGTCGATGACAAGGGCCACGCCGCGAAGGACTGGCGCACGATGGGCGCCACCTTCGCGGACGCACAGCTGCGCCTCCTCCAGCTTCCCATCGAGGACGCGGAGCCTGGCGCACATCCGACGAAGGGGCTAGGACTCCTCGAGGCGACCGGCGCGGACCTCGATGACTGCTTTGACCAGGACGGTGAGCTGCTACCGTCCGCGCGAATGCTGCTCGACTCACTCCCGGGATACGCGGAGCGTTCTCCCTCGAGGAAGGGCCTCAAGATTTTCTTCCGCACTGACCCGTCCTTCTGGGTGGAGTTCAATTTCCACGGCGGAAACGCGGACGTCACCGCGGAGCGAAAGGCGCCTCTCTACTTCACCGTCACGGGTCATGAGCTGCGCCCAGGTGACCCCGACGCGGACGGGACCGCGTCCGTGCTCGAGTCGTTGCGGTTCTACCAGGGCCAGGATAATTCCCCTGGCCATGTGAAGAAGGGCCTGGAGGACACCGTGAGGCCCGGGTCACAGAATCAGGAGGCCTTCCGCGAGGCGTGCCGCTACGTCCGCATGGGAAAGACGGAGGAGGAAATCGTTGGGATGCTCTGGGCCCAACGTGACCGGTTCCCCACGGAGCCGGGACGCGAGGCCTGGACCGAATCGGACTTCCGTCAGCTCGCACGCTCCGCCACGAGGTACAAACCCTCCGCGGACCCGTTCGCGTATGACAACCGCGGAGACGGTTCCCACTTCACTCACCTCCACGGCGACACAGTGCGCTTTGACCACCTCCGGCAGCGGTGGCTGATCTACGACGGGCGCCGATGGGAGCCGGACCCCACAGAAAAACTCCGCGAGTACGCGGAGCAGTCCGCGCGCTCCAGGAAGGTCAACGCGGCGCTCATCCAGGACGCGACCGCCGCGAAGGTGGCCGCGCGATGGACCGCGGACGGAAGCGGGACGCGGAAGATTGACTACTGTCTCCGCGAGGCGCGGTCCATGCCCCCCATCGCATCCGCCGGCCTCGAGTGGGACACGGACCCGTGGCTCCTGGGCGTGCGAAACGGAGTGCTCGACCTACGCACCGGGACGCTACGCCCCGGCAGGCCGGAGGACGGCATCACGATGCAGACGGCGGTGGGATTCAAAGCGGACGCACAAGCACCCCTCTGGGAGGTCACTCTCGAGGACGTGTTCAAGGACAAGCCTCCGGGATTCGTGGAGTACGTTCAGCGCGCCCTGGGCTACTCCCTGACCGGGGACATGCGCGAAGAGGTTTTCTTCCTGCTCACCGGCACGGGCCGCAACGGCAAGGGGACCGTCATCAACACGTTCGCGGAGGTGCTGGGGGACTATGCCGCTGACCTCAAGTTCGCATCCCTCGAGGTGAACCGCAACGCACCCGCAGGCGCGGGACCGTCTCCCGATTTCAAGAAGCTGGAGAAAAAGCGATTCGTCACCGCATCGGAGGGCACGGGCGGCGCCCTCAATACGTCGGTCATCAAGCAAATCACCGGGCGTGACGCGATGACAGCTCGAGGGCTCTACGAAAGGGAGGAGCGCACGTACAAACCGGAGCTAAAGCTGTGGCTGACCGCACAGTCAGAGAAGCGCCCCAAGGTGCGGGACGATTCGGACGGGTTCTGGGCCAGGCCTCACGAGGTCCAGTTCGCACAGTCCTACGTGGACCGCCAGGACAAGACGCTCAAGGACCGCCTCCTGGGTGAGCTGGAGGGCATCCTGGCTTGGGCCGTGCGCGGTTGCCTGGAGTGGCAACGCGTAGGCCTCGCGCCCCCAGCGGAGGTGCTGGCCGCAGTCGAAGAGTACAGGCGCAGTGAGGAGCCGCTGGCCGAGTTCTACCAGGGCGCGTGTGAGATACGCCCCGGCCTGTTCGTCACCCGGACTGAGCTGAGGGATGCATACGTACGGTGGGCAGAGAGAGAGCGTATCCACTTCCGCCTGGGACCAAAGCGCTTTGCCCAGGAGGTGGCCAAGCGGTTCCCCAGCGTGCGGCCCACCGGGGCGACAGGCGAGGACAGGGCACGAGGACACGAGGGCATCGGCCTACAACACACGTACCAGGGCACGACGGACACCAGGGAACCGGGGCAGGACGATGTCCCATTTTGAGGACACGGAGACGGTCCGTCCAGCTTCGTCCAGGTTGGAGAGCGTTTTCAGTATATCCTCCTATAAGAGAGAGAGAATAGGGAGGAGACGTGGAAAGCGGTGACGAAGCTGGACGAAGCTGGACCGGGGTAGTCCCTGGAAACCCCCACCCCCCTAGAAATCCGGCCTCCCAAGGCCTGATTCATTTTTTTGGAACGGTGTAAGTTTATGGTGCGTAAGGCGCAAGAAATGGCCGGGGTCCCTGGAATCCAGCCCGTTGGAGCGGGTCAAAAGGGCTCGGGGGAGCACGAGTTTTCGAAAATCGTAAATGACCCGGTACAAGCTCCGCCGGCCGGCCCCCTCGAGCCCCCCATCCACGAGGGCGCCGCGGTGCCGCGCGCGGGCCGCCCAGGCGTCCCTCCTGGTCCCATCGAGGTCCACGCCGCGAGGTTCGCGGAGCTGGTGGGCCTCCACCACAACACCGTCGCGGAGTACTTGCGGCGCGGGATGCCGTTTCGTCGTGAGGGCGCGTGGAGCATGGTGGAGGTGGGTGAGGGGATCCGGTGGATGCTGGCCCGCAACGCGGAGGAGCTGAGGGCATCGAAGGACCTTTCCGACGCGGACGTGGGGCGCGCGGCCAAGGTGGCCGCGGAGGCGAAGCTGAAGGAGCTGGACCTGGCGGAGCGCCAGGGGAAGCTGGTCAGCGTGGAGCGGGTCAAGGAGGAGTGGACACAGAACGGCGCCACCATCCGTGAGGCGGTGATGGGCATTCCGGCGGTGGCCGTCCAGTCCGGCCTCGTGGCGCCGGCCCAGGAAGCGCAGCTCGAGGCAATGTGCCGGGACGCTCTCCTGGCGGCCATCGTGAAGATCCCATGACACAGACCCTGGGGCCTTTCGCCGGTTTAAACGCGGCGCTCAAGCAATCCATCCGGCCGGCGGCGCGCCTCGTGGTGTCTGAGTGGCTGGACTCGCACCGGGTCATCGGACGGAACTACCCCTCCGCGTTCCCTGGTGCCTGGCGCACGGAGCGCACGCCCTACCTCCGCGAACCGCTCAACGCGTTTGACGACGCGGGCGTGGAGGTGCTGGTCCTGCTCTTCTCCTCCCAGATTGGCAAAACGGAATGCCAGCTCGGAACGCTGCTCTACGCCTATGGCGCGGACCCGGGCCCGGGAATGTTCGTGATGCCGACTGTCAGCATGGCGGAGGACCTGAGCAAGAACCGGCTTGTCCAGGCGCTCCAGACGTGTGCGGTCCTCGAGATTGGGTCACAGAAGGGCCGCACGTCTGACTCGTCCATCCTGGCCAAGCGCATCAATGACGCGCCCCTTGCCCTGGCCGGCGCGGAGTCTCCGGCCACGTTGGCCTCGAGGCCCATCCGGTACTTGTGGGCGGACGAGATTGACAAGTGGCCCAGCTCTACCGCGGAGGGAGATCCACTCTCCCAGGCCATGCAAAGGACCGCGGCATTCCGCCGCCGAAAAATCGTGCTCACGTCCACGCCCACCGTCAAGGGGGGCAGTCGGATTGAGGACTGGTATGAGCGGAGTGACCGCCAGGTATTCGAGGCGCCGTGTCCGCGGTGCGGCCGGCCTTTCGTTGTGGAGTGGCACCACGTCCGGTGGACGTCGGGGGAACCCAACACGGCGCACCTCGAGCACCTGGAGGAGCTGACCGATGTGGAGCTGGCGCGCGGCGCGCGGCCCGGGTGTGGTGGGCGCATCGAGGACCACGAACGCGCCGGCATGTTTGCGAAGGCCAAGTGGCGCGCCACGGCGCCCTTCACCGGTATCCGCGGATACCGTACCTGGGCGGTGGTGTCTCCGTGGGTGCGCCTCTCGGAAATGGTGGCCGCGTTTCTCCAGGCGAAGAAGAATCCGGAGACGTTGCAGAGCTGGGTGAACCTCACGCGCGCGGAAAGCTGGGAGGCGCCCTCGGAGAAGGTGGAGTCCGCGTCCCTGCTCTTGCGCCGGGAGCAGTACGCCGCGGACGTGCCGGCGGGGGGTCTGGTCCTGACGGCCGGCGTGGACACCCAGGATGATCGTCTCGAGGCCGTGGCCGTCGCGTGGGGCCCGGGGGAAGAGGCGTGGATTCTGGAGCACGATGTGTTCTTCGGTGACCCCGCACACCTCCAGGTGTGGGAGGAGCTGGACAAGTTTCTCACTCGAGGCTTCACGCTCGAGGGCGGAGGAGAGGCGCGCGTCCAGTGTGCTCTCGTGGATGCGCTGGGCCATCGGACAAACGAGGTGTATAGGGCCGTGGTGGCGCGACAGCATCGGCGGGTCTACGCCAGCATCGGCAAGGACGGAGGCGTGGCGGGCCAGCTGGTGAGCAGTCTGAAAGTCCTGGAGACGAAACAGGGGAACGTCATGCGCTACGTGGTGGACGCGTCCCAGGTCAAGGCGCTCATCTACTCGCGGCTGAAGTCTGAGGAGCAGCACGGGCCGGGCGTCATCCACTTCCCCATGACTGTAGGGGACGCGTTCTTCACGTCTCTCACCGCGGAGCACCTGGTCACCCAGCGAAACAAGTTCAACGTCCCATCCAAGCGGTGGGCGCTCCGTCCTGGTCACACGCGGAATGAGGTGCTGGACTGCTTCGGCATGGCGACCGCGGCGCTCCGCGTCATCTGCCCGACACCGGCCCGGTTCGCGGACCTCGCGGCCAAGCTGGGGACCACTCCGGTTCCGGACAAGGGCCGCGCGGCGGTCCCCGTGCGGAGGCGCACGTCTCACTGGACACCGCCGGGCTAGGCTGGTATGATTCCTGAGTCACGTTTCGCTTTTGGAGGTCCTGTCCGATGAAGCAGCACTTCTTCCGGTCCTTGGGCGCATCACTGGCCTTCGGCCTGGTGTGCATCGCGCTCCAGGTGGCGTGCGGTTCGAACCCGTCCAGCCCCTCCGCGTTGCCCAGCCCCTCGCCATCTCCCAGCGCCTCCCCGGCGCCTCAAGTGGAGGTGGCCCTCTCGGTGGACGTCATCGACGCGAACTCGCGCCAGCTGATTTTCACCGCGGACCACGGCCAGGAGGTTGTGCTCCGGGCCTCCACATCGGCCTTCGATGCCGTCACCCACGAGGCCGTCCCTGTTTCCCGGTTTGTCCGTGAGTACTCGTGGGCCAATCTTTCGGACCCGATGGTAGGGTGCGGCCTCTTCGGTCCCGTCACCACGGACCATCCCCACGCCAGCTGTTTTGGGGACGGCTACTTCATCGTCCGGGTCACCGCGATTGGGTACGATGGCGAGAAGGTGGGGGAGTCTCCCATCTACTCCCTCCCCATCGGCAGTGCGGCCACGTCCAACAGCGCCGGCTGGCGGCGCCTCTCTGCGGCGGAGGCCGCGAGGTTCGGGGGCTAGTCCCCAGGCAAGGGGGGCTTTCCCCCGCAGGTCCGGGGGCGGGGGAAACACCGCCGCGTGAGCGGAGGCGCCCAGCCATCCCCGCCCCCGACCGACTTTCTGGAGGCGATACGTGAAGCAGATTCGGAATCTCGTCCTGGCCCTCCTGGCCTCCGCCCCTTTGGCACTGGCCCAGGAGCAGCCGGCGGACCTCCCCACGTTTTCGGTCATCCAGGTCATCCAGGAAAACCCCGCCCACGTGTACGTGACGGGGGGCTATGAACTCGCGTCCACGGGGGTCACACCCAATGTGGGCCAGCTCATCGGAATCATCGGCGGGGCCGCGCCGGTTCGCATCGGAAAGACCACAGCAGTCCGCCCCAATTTCCGAATCGCGTTCCAACAGCTCCCGGGCGCCACCGTCATCGACCCCGCGAACTTCGGTTCCCTCGAGGGCATGGTGGGCCTCAGCAAGAACCTGACGAAGACGGGCGGATTCCGACTGGCGGCCACGTCCCGCGTGTGGGTGAATCAGCGCCTGGCGCACGGGGATGCTCTGCAACCGACAGTTCCCGCCACGTACGGGTGGGGATTTGGTTTCGAGGGCCACGGGGACGACGGAACGCACATCACCATCCTTGGCGGCCGGGACACGTACGGGGTGGAGGGCGCTCCGCTCTCGACTGCTCCCAGCGGACTCCAGGCGCGGGCCCTGGGCCGCATCGCAATTCCCGGGACGGATGTGACCACGGCTCCTGGTGTGAAGCAAAAGTACGGGTCCGTGCTCTTTGACGCGCGCCTCTCTTTCGTGAGGCCGGACGCGGATCCCCTCGCGCCCTCCCAGCTGACCACGGTTGTCCTGTACGGTGTGGCCATCGAGATTCAGCCCCTGTGGGGCCGCCTGTTCAATCGACCGCAGGCCTCCGCCCCGGCGCCGGCTCCGGAGGCGGCTCCTCCGGTTTCGAAGAAGCTGGACCAGAATCCGGGCCCCACGGACCCCGCGGCGCTCACCATTTCGGACTCGAGGCTCCTGGCCCCCGTGTACCTCACCCCCTACGCTCACGCGGTCCACCAGGACAACGCGTCCCGGTGGCTTTCCACAATGCAGGAGGCGCACTGATGAAGCGGACACTCGCGGCCCTGGTGCTGGCCCTGGCCCTCGCGGCCCAGGTCTACGCGGCCGGGACGGTCGCCATGACGGAGGCGGACCCCGTCAATGGTGTTGTCAAATACACCATCACCTGGACGTGTGACGCGTCGGGCAACGTGAATGGAAACGCCCTCCGCATCAAGTCCGGCAAGGTGATTCAATCGCAGTTTGTTCCGGGCACAGGCGGCACGGCTCCCTGGTCACGGTGAACACCATCGGAAAGTTCCGTGCCTCCATGAGTGGCGCTTCGGCCACGAGTAACTTCTTCAGCGTGACCGGGACGATGCCCGCTTCTCCAAGCGTTGATGTCGCCGGATCGCTGTTCAACATCACTACCTCGGGAAGTCCCTCTACCATCATCGAAGAGGGAGTTCGCATCAACCTTCTTCCTGGCTATACGGGGGCGTACCAGGTGAGCGCGCTCGGTGTGACGAACACCGTTGCGGGTACGGGCTCGGATGCCTTCGCTCCCATTGGAAACGTCGGAATCAACGCCAGGTCCGCGGCTACCACGACCGGGAGCAACATCGGCATCCGCACGGCCGCTCAGGGCGGGAACATCAATTATGGGCTGTTCTCGTCCGCGTTTGTGGCGAAGGACAACTCGCGCGACATCGGAGTCGCTGGCTTTGCGAAGCAGAGTGGAGGTACGAATCGAATTGCTCATGGGGGCATCTTCGGTCTGTACAACGCTGACGTGGTGTACGCGACCAGCGCCGCGCTCATCGCTGATAATGGTGCCATCGCAGCGCCGGTCATCGAGGCCTTCGACAACAATTCGAAGAAGTGGTCAATCGAAGACGGTGGCGCGATGTGGGCAGCGAACTCGAAGACCCTCACCGAATCGAGCGCCACCACGTTTGCCACGCTCACGGTGCCGACTGGAACCACGGTCAACGGAGAAATTCCGTACAACATCGAGACTGCGTCCGCGACACCGCACTATCAAATCGAGTTTGGCACTCTGGTCTTCGGTTGCACGAACAACGCGGGCACGACGGCTTGCGCTCTCGCGCGGCCGAATGCCAGCACGACGGTTGACCAGACCACCGACAACGTGCAAACGACGTCGGGCACGCTGACCAACACGTTCACCTATGCGGATGGAGGCTCGGGCGTCGTGAGCTTCAAGGCGAACGCCGTCTCCTCGTTGACGCAGACCCTCCTCCGTATCAACTACTTCTTCGTCCAGTACGGAAACGCGGCGGACGCGTTCGCGCCGCAGTAAACAAAGGGAAGACCTATGATCCTCGCAGCCATGGCGTTTGTCCTCGCGCAGGCAGCCCCGGTCACGATCACGCTCGACCCCGATACGTCCGCCGCGATCCGCGCGGACTACGACAAGGTACAAGCTGACATCCAGCGAACCCTAGATGACCTCGATTTCGCTGACGCCCAGGCGGAGAAGCGGGAGCGCGAGTGCATCGCTGACAGACAAATCCCTGGCCCCCCGTGTCCGCACGCCGAACCCGCGAAGCGGCCGAAGCTTTGGCCGTCTGTCGGGGAGTACGCCCGCGTTCGTTTCGATGACGCTCTCGGACATCGTCTCGCTACGGAGTACAAGGCCCGCATTGAGAAGGAAACTTTGGCGCGATGCGAGGCGTTCAAGTCGGCGTTGTACGAATCGGGCATGACGAAGGGAGATTTCTTGAAGAAGCTTGGGGAGGCGCCTGGATACGAACCGTGTCCGGCGAAGAAGTGAAGACCCTCCGGCTTCTTTGGCTGACGATTGGGATTGCGCTCAGCCTGGCGTGCGCGGCGCACTGTGACCCCGCGCCGCCCGTGACCATTGCCCTGGCTGACCGCGCTATAGGGGAGTCTGTGGCTGTGGGCCTCACGGGCGCATACGACTTGTACACCACGGGCCTAGCCCTTTCGAGGTGTCCCTTGTGCCGCGAGGGAAACCCCCTGGGCCCCAACGTGGAGACGCGCGTCTCCATGAAGGCCGCGGGGACCCTGGGCGCCGTGTCTCTCATTTGGTTCCTGGAGTCCCACGGCAGGCATAAGGCGGCCCTGGGCCTTGCGATAGGTGCATCCCTGGCCCAGTTTCTGGCGGGCACCCACAACGCGGTGTTGGCCGCGAGGAGACACTGATGTTCGGATGGTTGAAGAGGACCCTGGGACTGCGGTTTGTGTCAAGCGCACTCTCGGAGGCGGGATCCGGGAAGTATGGCCCGAAGGCCCAGGCCGCGTACTGGTGGGCCCACAATCACGCCGCGTGGATTGGGTGCGCCCTCTACGTGGCCACCTTCGTCCTCGAGAAGGCCCTTCCGGCCTTCGGGCTGTGTGGCCCTGGATTCGACTGCACCACATATGACGGGTGGGTCAAGTCCGTGGGGGAATTCCTGGTGGGCGCCGGTTTTGCCACTCAGGCCGTTGCGGTTCCCTCTCCGGAACAGCGCGCCGCGGGACTTCGTGGAGAGGACAGGGTCTAGGTTCAATGGTTGAGGGCCTGTCCACTCTCGAGATTGCGGGCCTCGTGGCCTTCGCGGTGGGCGTTCCTGTGGGCATCGGGAAGTCTATGGCCATGCTGAATCAGGCCATCACCCTGGGGAAGGCCGCCCACCGCCGGATGGATGAGGCAGATGTGCTCGAGAGGGCTAACGCGATTTCTGCGGGAGAAGAGCGTGGCCGGGCCCGGGCCGAATCGGAGGCGCTACACCGGGACCTCAAGGAGCTGAAGGAAACACTCTCCAAGAATTTCCACGGCATCCGCGAGGAGATGACGCAGCGGTTCGGGCGCATTGACGAGAGACTGGACCGCCGATGATTCTCGCATCGGTGGCGTGCTCCGTGTGGGTCACGATGGGCGCGAATCTCTTTCCCCTGGCGCGTCTCTTCACCGTGGGTGTACGGTGTCCTGACCCCGCGCCTGTTGGATTCTCCTGTCCCGCGGTTCTCTGGGAGGTGTACCCCTCCGGTCAGCGGGACCAGGCAGTCCATGCCCAGTGGGAACCGGACTGCTCTGAGGCTGTGACGTGGCGTGGACCCGCGCCCAGGACCTACGGCCTGGAGACGGGAGACTGGGAGATTCGCGTGACGTTTTGCGGGGCTGGCCTCAAAGACGGCGCGTGCAGGCCTGGGCCACAGACCGTGGTCCAGAAGAAAATCCTCTCGAGGTGATGCGGATGAAGTCCAAGGACCTGGAAGCGCATCTCCTCAAACTCCATCGACAGATGGACGCAATGGTGCCGGCGGTCAGGAAAATCGTGGAGGAGGGCTCCGCGGAAACCATCCGCCTGGTGGATGACCGGCTCCGGGTCATCACCTCTCAACAGAGGTCCGTCCTGGGTGCGGTGCGCCAGCTTTCGCGGGTGCTGGGGGTGCGGCAGGGTATCGAATTGCCCGACCTTCCGGTGGTCCACCACGCGGTCACGGCGCGGAAGAGGGCATAGGGGGTGTCGAGTGGAGAAGGCCGTCCTGGAGACACGGAAGGAGGTCCTGGTATCGACCCCCGAATCTTGCGAGCTGTGCGGCGGGACTGTCCACCCAGACGCCGCGTACGCGGTGATCTTTTTCCCGGGGGCGGCCCGCCACCGACAGGGCATATGCGAGCGGTGTCTGTCCAGCCTCTTGGCCTGGAAACACGGGGAGTAGCGTCTCCCCCCGTCCTGGCCTCGATGTTCTTTGCGGGGCCCCTGGCGGACCGATACCGGCGCATGGCCAAGGTCCTCGAGCACACTGCGAAAAAGCACCTTCCGTCCTGGGATGTGCGCGTGGTGGAGGAGCGCCCCCAGCTGTATGACTCCGCGATGGGGAACGCCTCTCACGGATGGAACACCCAGAAGCTAGTCTGGTGGAGGGACACCGTCGTCAATGCTCCTGACGGCGCGCGCGTCCTGGTCATCGACGGAGACACGGCGATTCTCCGCCCCCTGGACCCGGCCTGGGAGCTGCGGTTTGACGTGGCGTACACTGTGCGCCCTCGCGGCCTCCCTCTGAATGGCGGCGTGATGTTTCTCCGCGTGTCTGACCGGACCCGCCGGTTCATGTGCCTCTGGGCGGAGCACAATCTCCGGTTCATCGGAGACGCGGAGGCCCACGGGCCGTGGCGGGACAAGTACGCCGGCATCAATCAGGCCGCCCTGGGATACGTCCTAGAGCGTGAGGACCATGGATGCGCTATCGTCCAGCTCCAGTGCAAGGAGTGGAACGCGTGCTCTCCGGACCTTTTCGTCCCCGGCCTCTCCCGCGTGCTCCACATCAAGTCCGGATTCCGTAGGGCGCTCTTTCAGCCGGACCCCGTGACTCGCCGGCAGTACAAACCCCTCATTGACTTGTGGACGGGCCTTGAGGCGGAGGTGCGCCGTGGCTGAGGCTATCAGCCGGGAAGCGTGCCTGGCCCGGCATCGGGGGTACGCCATCGACACGGCCAAGCGCATCAACAATCTCCAGAGGGCCCGCATTCGGACGATGTTGGCCCCAGTGCGCTACGGGGACACGGTCCTTGACATTGGGTGCAACGCGGGGCACCTCGTGGACTTCCTCGTGGGCTGTGACGTCTCTGGAGTGGACTGTGCGCCGGAACTGGTGGCCCTGGCCTCGAAACGAATGCTACAGGCCCAGGTGGCGGAGGCGGAGGCGCTACCGTACCAGGACAAGGCGTTCCACGTGACCGTCCTGGGGGAGATCCTGGAGCATGTCCATGACCCGGTCGTAGTCCTTTCGGAGGCCCGGAGGGTGTGCTCTCGCCTTGTGGTGGGGTCCACTCCGCACCCGGACGGCAAGTGGGGCACGGCTACCGTGGCCAATCACCCGCACCATGTCCGGTGCTACACCGCCCAGCAGCTCCGGGAGGACCTTGTGCGCGCGGGTCTTCACCCCGTTCGCATCGGTGCAGTCCCGGACGTCACGGGCCGGCTCCAGTTCTGGGTCTTCACGGGGGCGCGGTGAGGGTGAACGTCGTCACGAAGCTAGGCTGGATTCTCGAGCGCCTGGCCCTCGAGGTCCATGCGGCCTCTGTCAATTGCATCGGCGCGGTCCCTGGTATGCCCTGGCCCGGCGGTGTTGCCCCGGAGCGCCAGGCGGACCCGAAGGCGGACGTGAATTACTACATCCCGGCCCGGGACTTTTCGAAGTTCCCTTGCCCTGGAAAGGCCGTGGGAATGTACACCCACGGTGAGACGGGATTTGACCTCATCCCAAAGCTGGCCGCGTGCGTCACGATGAATCAGGACATGGCCACGAGGCTCCGCGCGGCAGGCGCGACACGCGTAGTGACCATCCGGCCAGGAACGGAGGCGCCCTCGAGGCGCCCCGTGTTTGGAGTCCTGGGCCGTGTCTACGGGAAAAAGCGCAAGGGCGCGGACCTGGTCCTTCGAGCTGTGAAAGAGGGTTTTGACTTTCGCGCGTGTACGGACTTTGCACCGCATGGCCGCAAGGAGTCCCCCTGTCCCGTCACTCACAAGATTCAGGACCGGGACGCGTTCCTGGACTCCATCGACTATCTGGTGGTCACCTCCACGGACGAGGGAGGCCCTATGCCGGTCCTCGAGGCCATAGCGCGGCACGTCCCAGTCATTGCCCCGCGGGTGGGCTGGTGCTGGGAGTTTCCCGTCATCCGGTATGAGGTGGGAAGCTGGAGTTCCCTCCGCGGTGTGCTCCGGGCCCTTTCGAAGCCTCCCAGCTGGAGGGCCTGGCGGGAACAGCATGACGCCTTGTGGGCCTCTTTGTGAGGGATCCCAACGTGAAGGCCCGGGCCCAGTCGGATGCTACGCACCAGGACGCCCTGGCGTGTCTGCGCGCCGCCGTGGTGCTCCTGGGCGTACCCCAGGTCCTCGTGGACGTGGGCTGTGGGTCCGGCGCCCTGGTGTATGCGTCCCGAGAGCAGGGTCTGGCCCACGAGGCCGTGGGCCTGGACTTGGGGGTGGAGACGCGGGTGGACACGGAGAAGCGCCTGGCGTACATCCACCATGACCTAACACAGCCGTTCAAGGCCGGAGTCCGTGGTGACCTGACCTTGTGCTGGGAGGTAGGGGAACATCTCCCGGCCTCCGCTGCGGACGTCCTGTGCGACACTGTTTCGGACGTGACGGGGTACGCACTTCTCTTTTCGGCGGCCACACCAGGGCAGCGCGGCTCCGGCCACATCAACGAACAGCCGCACGAGTACTGGCGCACACGGCTGGAGGCGCGCGGACTTCGGTACGCGGTGGAGCTGACGGTGACGATGCGGCAGGCTTTCGGCCAGGTAGCCCCCCGCGCCTGGTGGTACGGGAAGAACATGCTGGTGTTCTACAGATGACGGAGCTGACTGTGATGTGCGCCACCCTGGGGGAGCCCCACGCGGGCCGATTTCTCCAGGGTTTCGCGGCCCTGGCTGACCGTTTAAACGCGGAGTTCCTGATGGCCGCGGACGGACGGGAGGCCTTTGACCGTGTGCTTCACATCGAGGGCCGGAAGATTCTGGTCCGGTCTGGAGGATGCCAGGAGGCGGTCCTGGACCACATGGTGGAGAAGTGCTCCGGGCGATACGTGCTCACGTTGGACGATGACGAGGTGGTCACTCCGGCCATGGTGGCGTGGCTCGAGGCGGGCGAGTACAAGGCGGAAAAGCACTGGGGGATTCCCTGGGCCAACATGTGGACCGCCTCACACTTCATCCACACCCGGGAGTTCTGGCCCAAGTTCCCCACGCGTCTCTCTGTCAAGGAGCTGGCCGGCGGCAGGCCCCCGGTCCCCCACACGCGGTCACCGTTCGGAAGGGGCGTCCAGGCCCCGGTCATCCTCGAGCACCACAAGTTCCTGGCCAAGGACTACGCCACTCGACTCGAGAGGGCCAAGCTGTATGACCGCCTCCGGCCAGGCGCCGGCACGGGCCCCCATTTCATCAAGTACCAGCTCCCAGAGAGGGTGTTCAAGACGCTCACCCTTGCGCCTATCGGAGACGGCACATTCCGTCAGTGGGCCCCGGAGGAGCTGGTGACGGTGACCTTGTGAGGGACCGACTGTTCTCCGTGTACTTTGCCCGTGATGACAAGGAGTGCTATGTCCGCCTGGCCCGCGTCCTCGAGGCCTCCGCGCGGCGTCATGCTCCGGACTGGGATGTGGAGGTCCGGAGAATCCAAACCACGAACCTCCGCTCCAGTGGTGGGTGTCAATCGCATTCGGACAACAGCTGGAAGCTGGAGGTCTGGAAGGACGAGGTGTGCTCCTCCCCGGAGGGGACGCGGATAGTGCTGCTGGACGCGGACACGTTTCTCACCGGGAATCCGGGAGACGTTTGGGAGCAGGAGTTTGACGTGGCCTATACGGCGCGGCCCGCGGGTGTCTCTCTCAAGTACCCCATCAACGCGGGCGTGTTCGCGGTCCGTGTCAATGACCGGAGCCGGGCCTTCATGCGAGCCTGGCACCAGCAGGACCGGACCTTCCTGGCTGACCGGAAGCTACACTACCCCTGGGCGCACATCTACGGCGGGATGAATCAGGCGTCTCTGGGGTCCATGCTGCACCGTCCGGAGACGTTGCCGGAGATGGGCCTCGAGGGCGTGAAGGTGGCCGCGCTCGAGTGTGCGCGGTTCAATTGCGAGGACACCAGCTGGGAGCTGTTCCATCCGGATCGGACTCGAATCGTCCATGTCAAGTCTGCCCTTCGGATGAATGCCCTGGGACTTTCGGGCGCCCGCACCCCCGCGCTAAAAAATCTTGTGCGTCTTTGGCGCTCCGTGGAATTGGGGGTATAATCGGTCGTGGCCTTCACCCAGCAGGACCTCGAGGCCGTAGAGCACGCCATCGCACGCGGTGAGCGTGTGGTTCAGTTTGCGGACCGGTCCGTCACGTACCGGTCTATTCAGGAGCTGCAAATCGCGCAGGAGATGATCTCCGCGCAGCTGAATCAGGCGACCCGGAAAAAGCAATTTCTGGGCGTAGGAAACAAGGGGTACTAACAGAGCATGGCGGTCCAGCCTCTTTTCCCCCGCACCCGCGGGGCGCACCGGTCCGCGAACAAGAAGGCGGCGCCCCAGGTCCGCGAGGTTGGGGTGGTGCGCGCGTCCTCCACGTATGAGGCCGCCTCTGCTCAACGCCGCGCGGTGGGGTGGAACGCTCCCACCACGTCTCCGAATCAGGGAGTCCTCCAATCCATCACCACACTCCGTGACCGGTCCCGGAATGCGGGACGGAATGACGGATACGCGGCGGGCATCCTGGCCAAGCTGACGAACAACATTGTTGGGACCGGCATCAAGCCTCTGTCCCAGGCCACGGACCTCTCCTTCCGGGAGGATGTACAGAACCTGTGGGCCAAGTGGACCGCGCAGTCCGATGCGCGCGGCGTGTCGCCTTGGGAAGGTCAGATGTCCCAGGCCGTCCGGTGTTGGCTCGAGGCCGGAGAGGTGTTCATCCGGCTTCGGCAACGACGGCCGGAGGACGGCCTGGCGGTTCCGCTCCAGGTGGAGGTGGTGGAGCCGGAGCTGTGTCCGGTGAACTACAACATCATCGCGGGAACCGGGAATCGCGTCCGGGCTGGAATCGAGTTTGACCCCATCGGGCGCCGGGTGGCCTACTACTTTTTCTATTCGCGCCCTGGGGACCTGATGGACTTTGACCCCGGGGACCTCCGGCGTGTGCCGGCGGACTCGGTGCTCCACGTATACAAGCCTCTTCGTGCTGGACAGCTCCGGGGCATCCCGCATCTCACCAGCGCCCTCATCCGTCTCCGCGAGCTGGACAAGTTCGATGACGCCACGCTGCTCCGTCAGCAGCTGGCCAATATGTTTGTCGCGTTCCTCAAGCACCCGTCCACAAATGAGTCCTCCGTCATCCCCATCACCGGAGGCGCGTCCAGTCCCACATCCGTCCCGGAGGGGGACCGGCCCATCCTCTCCCTGGCGCCTGGCATCTTCCAGGAGCTGGACGCGGGCGAAGAGGTGGAGTTTTCGAAGCCTCCGGACATCGTCCAGGGGTATGAGGGATTCATCAAACAGCAGCTCCGGGCCGCGTGCGCCGCCGCGGACGTCCCGTATGAGGTGCTGACGTCGGACCTGTCCGGGGTGAATGACCGGTCCATGCGGGTCATCCTGAATGAGTTTCGCCGGGGCGTCCAGGCGATGCAGCATCAGGTGGTGGCGCACCAGCTCTGCAATCCCGTTTGGAGCGCCTGGATGGACGCGGCCTTTTTGGCCCAGGCACTCCCGTTTGGAAATGACTACCTCGTGGACCCGACGCCCTACTCGAAGGTCATCTGGACGCCCCAGGCCTGGACCTACATCCACCCGGTCCAGGATGTACAGGCGGGGAAGGAAGCAGTCCGAAACGGATTCGCCTCCAGGGCCTCTATCGTCTCGGAACTTGGTGAGGACCCACAGGCCGTGGACGCTCAACAGGCGGCGGACAACGCCCGGGCGGACGCGTTGGGCCTGAAGTTTGACTCGGACGGTCGGCAGCCTGCAAACGGCGCCGCCGTCCCGGGCGCCAACGCACCCGGTGCTCCTGTTGGAGGTGAGTGATGAGGGAGTGGTATCAGTTCAAGGCGCAGGCGGACCCGGCCGTGGCGGAGGTCATGATTTATGACTTCATCGGTGGTCACGTGGACGAGTATTTCCAGGCCGGCGGCGGGTCTGGCGTGACCACGGCAAAGGGATTCCTGGCGGAGCTGGCGGCCCTTCCCGCTGACGTCCAGACGGTCAGGGTGCGAATCAACTCTCCTGGCGGTGACGTGGTGGGCGCCATCGCAATTGCGAATGCTCTGAGGGAGCAGGCGGCCAAGGGGCGTACGGTGGAGACGGTTGTGGACGGCCTCGCGGCCTCCGCGGCTACCATGATCATGGTCGCCGGGACGCCGGCCAAGGTGGCCGCGAATGCCGTGGTGATGGTCCACAATCCCTGGAGCATGGCGGTAGGGGACGCGGCGGAGATGCGGAAGAACGCGGAGACGCTGGACACCTTTCGGAACTCCATCCTAGGGACCTATCAGTGGAAGTCCAAGCTGTCCGCGGCGGAGCTGACGGGCCTGATGGACGCGGAAACGTGGATGTCCGCCGACGAGGCCGTGGCCTACGGATTCGCGGACGAGGTGGTGCCGGCCCAGGCCGTCGCGGCCTCGATTGACGCGGCGCTCTTCCAGGCGCGGGCTATTCGGGTGCCGGACAAGTACAAGGCCTTGGTGGAAACGCTCCTCCGCAAGGAGGCCCCGGAGCCCCTGGCCGTGGTGCCGGCCAACATCAACGACAAGAAGGCCCCGGAGGGAGAGGCCTGGAGCGCCCCGACCCTCGAGGACTTCACGTCCAAGGCCTGGACGGACCTGACCGTCAAGGAAAAGGACGACATCGCGGGGCACTATGCTTGGGCCGATGAGATGCCCCCGGCGGCCTTCGGGTCCCTGAAGATTCCGCACCACAGGGCATCCGATGGCGCGGTGGTCCTCGCGGGTGTGGAGGCCGCGGCGGCCCGGCTGGACCAGGCGGAGGGAGTGGACCACGCGGCGGTCCGGGCGCACCTCGAGGCCCACTATCACCAGTTCGATAGGAAGGCGCCCTGGGAGGCCACCACGACGGACAACACGGGCCCGGCTCCGGCTTCGGCTCCCGCGGCCGTCCCCCTGGCCTCCGTCAGGGCGGTGGCCCACGCGTGCGAGGGACTGGACGCGGCGTTCCTCTCCTCCATGCTGGACATCCTGGACAAGGGCCTGGACGTGGTCCTGGCCCAGGTCACCGTGAAGAAGGCGGCCCTCGAGACGGAGCGTATCCGGGTCCGGGACCTGACGGCTCTGTGCGAGAGGTTCAATCAAAAGGACCTTCTCCCGGAGATGGTAGCGGGTGGCGTCACCGTGGAGCAGGGAAAGGCCCTGGTGTTGAAGGTCAGGGCGAAGCTGGACAAGGTGGAGATTGACTCAGGCCTGGCGCCGGGAGCTGAGGGCGGCGGGTCCAAGGCGCGTGTCCTCAGCTACGCAGAAATCTACGCGGCCCGGAACGGGCTGGCGAAGTAAAAAAGGAGAAGTCAAATGACCGCAATCACGGAAGGGAAGTACCCCGGCCAGTTCCTGCTCTCGGAGTCGGACGGCCTCATCAGCCGGGACAACATCACGCTGCACGTGGCGGCGGGGATCAAGCTGAATCCGGGCCGCGTCATCGGCAAGATCAGCGGCGGGGCCTACGTGGCCCAGGAGTCCAGCGCCACGGACGGCTCGGAGACGGCGGTGGGTGTCCTCTACGGAAACGAAGCGGACAACACGGATGGAAACGCCGCCGCGGATTTCGAGGTGGTCATCGTGAACTTTGCCGCGGAGGTCCGCGGTCCGGACCTGAGCGTGGGTTCCTCGGTTGGAACCGTCGTGGCTGACCTGGCCACCCACGGCGTCAAGGTCCGCGGCTCGATCCCCACCGGCGAGTAATCGGGGCTCCGGCTCCCTTCCAAAAAGAGAGGAAAGAAAAGTCATGGCACAGCTCGACGTCTTCAAAGCGGACGCGTTCCAGACCCGGACCCTGACGGATAGCATCCTGAAGGCTCCGTACAAGCCGGGGCGCATCGGCACCCTCGGCATTTTCCGCGAGCGTGGCATCAGCACCACGGTCGCCATGATCGAGGAAAAGGACGGGCGTCTCTCGCTCATCCAGTCCACTCCTCGTGGCGGAAACTCCGGCCTCACGTACGGCCGCCAGGGGCGCACGGCGCGTCCCTTCAGCACCATCCATCTCCAGGGTGAGGCTACCATCAACGCGGACTCCATCCAGAACGTCCGCGCGTGGGGCACCGGCCAGTTCGATGAGACGGCCCAGGCGGAGGCCGTCCAGCCCCTGGTGAACGAGTACCTGACGGACCTCCGTGCTGCTCACGAGGTCACGCTCGAGCACCTTCGGGCAGGCGCCATCAAGGGCCTCATCAAGGACGCGGACAACACCACGATTGCGGACCTCTTCTCGGAATTCGACGTCTCCCAGCAGACGGCCACGCTGTCCCCTGACTCGAGCACCGACAACGGTGACCGGCTCCGGGGCGAGGTGGTGGCGGCGCAGCGCCTGGTGGAGAATGAGCTGGGCGCGGAGCCCATCTCCGGCTATCGGGCCTTCTGCGGAAAGGACTTCTATGACGCGCTCCGGGCGGACCTGGGCGTGGTCAAGACGCTCCGATTCGCGGATGCCCGCGGCCTCCTCCAACAGCCGGCCGGCGTCCGGTCCTTCGACTTTGCGAATGTCATCTGGGAGGAGTACCGCGGCAGCACGGGCGGTACGCCTTTCTTCGCGGATGGCGAGGCGTACCTGTTCCCGGAGGGGTCCAGCATCTTCACCACGTATTTCGCGCCGGCCGACTTCATGGAGACGGTCAACACGCTCGGACTCCCGATGTACGCGAAGATCGCGGTGGACGACGAATTGCAGCGTTGGGCCAAGGTCCACACCCAGTCCAATCCCCTGGCCCTCTGCACGCGTCCTCGGGCGGTCATCAAGCTGACGCTCACCACGTAGTAGGGGCCTCTCTCGTGGACTTGCGGCCTCCGTTCAGTACGGTACAGTCGGCATTCGGTCAGCTCGGAGAGGTGACGGTGCCTGGTGGGGATCCGGTGGAGACGGTGGTGGCGTGGCTACCGCCGACGACTTCGGAGTACCCCACCACGGCACCAGGTCATCGCGCCGAACCGCACCGACTCCTGGCTTTTTCGTATGTGGACGTGCCGCAAGTCCCACGAGGGACCCTCATTCGCACAGCCGAATTCACGGACGGCCCGATGCGTACCTGGCGCGTGGACGAAGCGCAACGCGTTGACTTTGACCATTACCGGGCGGTGGTGTTGCCGGTGGAGGACGTGACTTGAGCGCCAGGAAGGACGCACTGACGGAGCTAAGGACGCGCCTCGAGGGAATCACCGTCGTCAACGGATTCACCACGAACGCGGGCCAACAGCTCTTCATCGGTGAGAGGCCTGTCCTGGGGCCTGATGACCCCGCGGCCTCCATTGTCATGGTGGTGGGGACGGACCAGCCGGCGCCGAATCAGGGGGAAAACGTGGTCTACATCCTCCCTGTGAAGGTGCAGCTTCTGGTCCGTGCGGACGTGGCTACGCCCTGGGACGTCATCGAGGACGTCATCGCGGACGTGAAGAAGGCCGTGGAGACGGACCATGACCTGGCGGGCACGACGGTCCGACGCGGCCTCGAGCGTGGGCCCACGGAGGCCCTGGACCGCGAGTCCGGGAGTGAATTTGTGGGCGTGACCATGGAGTACAAGCTGACGATGGCGGAGAAGTGGGGGACCCCGTGAGCACCCGCGCCGCCATGGTCCTGAATGTGGATGACCTCCAGGCCGGCATCAACAATCTGAAAACGAAGTTCCCCGTGGCTGTGCGCCGGGCCCTCAAGAAGGCCGCCACGTCTGGCCGCCAGGCAATGGTGGCCGACATGTCCGCGGACACGGGGCTCCCTGTGGGAAAGGTCCGGGAGGCCATCAAGGTAGTCCCCCAGGGTGATACACAGGTGAACCTCGAGTGTACGGGGTCACGAATCCCTCTTATTGAGTTTCGGGCCCGGGGCCCGGAGCCCTCGAGGGGGCGCGGGCGAGGCGTCACGTACGCTCTCCCCAAGGGCCGTGGACGGATGGAACACGCGTTCATCGCCACGATGCCCAACGGTGGGCACCGCGGGGTATTCGTCCGGAAGTCAAACGCGGTGGCGAAAAAGACGGAGCACCCTCGCCTGGGGCGCGGGGGAAAATTGTTCAGTGGACTCCCCATCAAGGAGGTCTTCGGGCCTTCCCTGGTGCGGGTGTTCGAAAACCATCTCCCCCAGGGGATTGAGCGCGCCTCGGAGGCGCTAACGGATAATTTGCGGCATGAAGTGGACTTCATGCTCAGTAGGAGGTAGACGATGCCGACACAGCCCTTCGAAGTGGTCGCACAGCCGTTCTCCCTGTACACCGCCCCTCTCGGCACCGCGTTTCCGGCGATTGACGAGGAGCCCTCTGGTGAGTGGACTCTCGTCGGGACGTCCGGGGACCTGAACTATGACGAGTCCGGGGTGAAGGTCCAGCACAAGCAGAAGGTGGAGGAGTGGAAGGCCCTGGGGTCTACGGGTCCCCGCAAGGCCTTCCGCACGGAGGAGGAGTTCATGTTCTCGCTCCACCTCGTGGACATCTCTCTGGAGCAGTACTCCCTCGCCATGGGCGGGGGCACCGTCGCAACCGTTCCCCCTGGCGTGGGCACCGCGGGATACAAGTCCCTCGGCATGTCCCGCGGCCTCGAGGTGGTCCAGTACGCTCTCCTGGTCCGCGGCGTGGGCGCGTCCCCGTACGGTGTGGGGAACGTCCAGTTTGAGGTCCCCCGTGCCATCCAGGTTGGCGACCCCGCCCCCACGTTCGTCAAGGGCAAGCCGGCCGGCCTCGAGCTGTCCTTCCATGCTCTCGAGGACCTGGCGGCCACGTCCGACGATGAGCGCTTTGGGCGCCTCATCGCGGAGACGGCGGAAGCGAACACCTAGTCGTGACGACGGAGGCCAGGGCGGCACAGCTCGCGGCGGAGATACGGGCCCACAAGGCCGCTATTCGCCGGGAGCGTGCCTCCCTGGCGCTCAAGAAGGCCCAGCTGGTGTCACTCGAGGCAGAGTGCTCCGCCCTGGGCGTGAAGCTGGTCCTTGTGAAAGGCGAAGGGAATACCCCATGGCCAAAACCGTCCTTGAACTCGCACTCACCGAACGCTACGACGTCGTCATCAGCGGAATCCCCTATCCGCTCAAGTCCGTCCTCAAGCTGAACGTCCTGGACTTCCAGCGCATCGCGGCGCAGTCGAAACGCGCCGCGGAGCTGAATGAGGTCCCCACTCCGGAGGGCATCGCGGAGCTGGATAGCATCCTCGAGGAGATGACGCGATTCATCCTCGAGGCCCCGGACGAAATCCACCAGGCTCTCCGCACGGACCAGCGTATGGCGGTGGTGAACGTTTTTACCAGCCTCTTGCAGACTCCCGTGACGGGCAGTCCGCAGGAGATGACGTCGAGCCCGTCAACTGGAGCGAACAGGTAGCGCGACTCTCGAGATTCTACGGAGGCACCCCGCTTGGGTGGCTCCAGGACACTCCCTTGGTCATCGTCATGGAGATGGCCCGCATGATGCCGCGCCTCGAGGCGGAGGAGCAGCTGGCGCGGACGGCGGCGGCCGGAGTGGCGAAGCAGCTGGAGCCGGGTGACTGGGCGTCCCGGCAGATGAACGCGTGGCGACGGATGGCGGACGTATACGTGACGCGCGGGACACCGCCTCCAGCAGACTTGGGCGCGGTGGGAATCGGCTTCAAGAAGGTGGTCCGACATGGCTGATGCGAAAATCGGAAAGGCCGTTCTCGAGCTGACGATTGATGACACCCAGTACAAGTTCGCCTTGGGTGAAATCGAGAAAGGCGCGAAGGACGCCCAGGCCCACCTCAAGGGCATCTCGGAGGCCGTCGATTTCGAGGTGTTTAAACAGCTCGGAGAGTACGCATTCGAGGCCTTCAAGAAAATCGGAGAGGGCATCATCCAGCTGGGTGAGCACGGGTCAGACGTGGCGGATGTGGCGAATGGCTTTGACCTCCTGTCCCAGAAGGTGGGCGCCACCGGGGACGAGATGCTGGGCAAGCTGCGCGCCGGAACCGTGGGGACCATCTCTGACTTTGACCTGATGAAGCTGGCGAACTCCGCCCTGGGGAACGGGCTGGTGAAGTCCGCTGGGGACATGGGGACCCTTGCGGAGGGCGCGCGGCTCCTGGCCAAGCGGACCGGCGGGGATACGAAGGAGGCCTTCGACGTCCTGACCTCCGCTATGGCCACCGGCCGCACGGCCACCCTCAAGCACCTGGGCGTATTCGTGGACGCCAAAGTGGCGACGGACAACTTCGCGGCCAGCATCGGCAAGGACGCCTCTGAGCTGACCCAGCACGAGAAGGCCACGGCTCTCTCCCAGGCCACCCTCGTCAAGCTGAAGCAGGCCCTGGCGGAGGCCGGCCCGGAGGCCCTGGACTTCAAGGAGGTGTTGGAGCAGGGAAAGACGGCCCTGGCCAACATGTATGACCAGGTGGCGCGGGGCGTGGCCCAGTCCCCGGTCATGATGGCCGGCTTGAATGCCATTGGGAAGGAGCTGAAGG